CTTTCTCGTGCTGCATCTCACTGTTATCAGTTTTTGATAAGCCAATACCTTTGCTGGCTACTCCTACCGAAATAAAAAGACCTATAGCCCCCCCTACTAATGAAGGAAACTCGTAGTTAAACCACGCAATAGCCACATAAGGCACTGTACACGATAGAATACTGATGAGAATAAAAACAATATTTTCGCGTATTTGTCGCCACGATACTATCACTTTCAGCGCCATTATCGGAATTACAAAAGCTGCAAATAAGTGTGTGATAGCCGTAATTCTTCCTATATCCGAAAGCTGATCATCGGAAATAGAACCATTGCCAATAAGCGTACCAAACCCAAACCACGTAGGTGTACCCACGGCTCCAAACGATACAGGTACCGAGTTCATAATTAGTGCGAGAATAGCCACCTGCAAGG